GCCTGTGGGAGTGCTGACCAGTTAAGGATGATTGTATGGGTGGTAAGGAGAAAAGGAGCGGAGAAACAATGAAGATGGTAAAGAAGACTGATGTCTCAGAAAGACTTGAAAGCCTGAGAATTGAATGCGAACGGGCATTCACAAAAGATGAAAAGGATCCGGAGGCTGTAGTGAAAAAATATGAAATCGGGACCATAAAAGATATTCTGGAAAAAATTCCGGAAGATAAGGTTGATCAGTTTAAAAGATTTGATAAGGGCTATAAAGTTTTCAAAAGATGCACTGGAAGCGACAGGCGCGAAAGTAATTTATCCTGACAGCATAACCTGGATAGATGATAACAAGAGAGAAATCAGAGTGCAGCCACGAATTATTAATGAAGGGGGGTGATAGTCATCAAAGGTGATGGTATAACGTTTCCATACAGATGAGTTTCTGAATGAAAGGAGGTGATGCCTATAGGCTGAAACGGGACATCGCTAAAGGGAAGTGGATGGGATTGCAGGAGTGGGTTCTGCTTCTGCGCCCCGACAGGTTGTAAGACTCTCTATGAATCACCCTCCCCTGCCGAATTGAAGCCCTATGCAAGACATAGGTGGTAAGTAGGTGAGGTGGGGGAGGCACAATAAAGCGGAGGATTTATGACCATAAAGGACATTCTTAAAGACTGGCTGAAAAAGAAAGGCTTTGACGGCCTATCTGGCACTGATTGTGGTTGTGGGCTCGATAATCTCTGCCCGTGTGAGGAGTATATTCTTGAGTGTGAGCCTGCCAGGTACCGGGAGTGTAAAAGTTGTGAACATGGGAAGACTGAGTGCTCATACCGGGAAAACTATGATGCGGAAGGGTGTTATTACCCGGTAAAGGAGGATGTTACTGTCCTCGAGAGTCCGTCGCTGGACCGTATAGTCATCTGCACTTTTGACGAGAAGTACATACCTGAGAGGAAACACAGGTCTGTGGGATGGGATTGTAAGGCCCATGTGAGTGCTATCACAGAGGGAAGGGCAACAGTGCTTATGCATCCTGGAAAAAGGCTCTTTGTTCCACTGGGCTTCAAAGTGGCTATGCCAGAGGACTGCCACATGGATATAAGGCCCCGGAGCGGGCTTGCCATACTGCACGGCGTGACAGTGCTTAACAGCCCGGGCCTCGTAGATCCTGATTATCGGGGAGAGGTGAGCACGATACTGATTAATCTTGACAGTCAGGAGATCTTCACAATAGAGGATGGAGACAGGATCTCTCAGGCCGTTTTCAGCAAGGACTATCCTGTTGAATTGGTTGTTGACCCGGATCTCTTTGAAAACTTTGACCAAGCCTATCCCACTGAGCGGGGAGAGGGAGGATTCGGGAGTACGGGGAGATGACAGTAACAGAATTTTGCATAAAGGAACCAGAGAGGGGTAGCAAACAGGGAGTTTGCTGTATATGCGGAAAGGAGACAAAAGAGGGGCATAAGGTGCCTTTCTCAGATAACTTCACTGGGTACTCTTTTCTGATTCACGGAGACTGTGCTTGCCCTTACTGCTGGACATTTTTCAAGACGCAGGATTTCAGGCGCCGTAGCTGGGTGGCTACTGCAAAAGAGGTGAGATTTCTCAAAAGAAACGAGGTAAGAGAGGTAATGCTGGAGCCACCAGAACCGCCGTTTTTTATCTATGTTACCCAGTCAGGGCAGCGGCAGGGGTGGCTTTCGGCTCTCAGATACATTAGCTACAGCCGTGAGAGGTTTTTTATATCTACAGACTGGGTAGGGCATTTTATGGTAGACAGGCAATTAGCAAAGCAGATGGATAATCTTATCTGGTTGCTGCGTGATAAGAAGATAAGCAAGACAGCCCTTCGTACAGGCCAATACAGCATGAAACAATACAGGCTTGCAATAGAAGGCGGCTGGCAGGACCTCATTGAGGAGGCCAGGCGTTATGTAAAAAATCCACTGTGGGAGGTGATGGTTTATGTTGCAGAGTGAGCAGGAGCAGGCTCTGGTGGAGTTTCTGGCAAGGGTCTATAACAGAGTGCCATGGGGAAAGATGCGAACGAGTAAGAATCCGCATGATATATTCAACCACCGTGTGCGTGCGGCTGCAAGAAGGGGCACAGTATATGAGTTTGCCTCAAAGTTGTGTAATTATTTTGGGCTTCAGAGTCTGCCTGCAGAGGCAGTGGGCTTTCTTGATGTGCTCAGGAAGGATGAAGTTTCAGTGTTTAATGCTCTCAGTACAGAACACATTCCTTTTTGCGTAAGAGGCATTATCAGAGCAAAGGAATTGAAAACTCAGAAGAAGGAGGAAAATTAATATGGAGACAAAAGAAGTAAAACAGACAACCAGTGGGCAGTTTACAGAACCAGTTGAGAGGTTTGAAGGATGGATGCTTGCAAAGAGCACAATTCATCACGGTGGAAACGAAAAGACAGGCTCCACACCTGTTTTAAGGACTATCTACATGGCTGTTGTGGACGAAAGAGGTGTGCGAGAGGTGCCTATCCCATACATCCATGGCAACGCTATCAGAGGGAAATTGAGAAGGCTCATGATGAGAGAGTTTCTGATGCTTCTGGGGTTGAACCCTGAAGAACTGAATCTGAAACTCTATCATGTCCTGTTCACAGGTGGGGCACTGGAGAGCAACGAGGGAAATTATGCCACTGTGGACCTGCCTCTGAGGAGGCGCATTAAAAGCCTTCTGAAACCCCTGGCGCTTTTTGGCGGTGCTATAGGGAATCAGATGATTCAGGGAGTGTTGAAGGTGGGTCATGCCTTCCCAGTGTGTCAGGAATATGCCATGTATCTGCCCGAGTTCCTCAGGAGTGATGAAAGGGCAAAGATGCCCGTAAGGGTGTTCACGGATGAGTCTTTCCAGACGAGGCGTGACGATCTCAAGGCAGAAAGGGCAGAAGATGAGCAGGCAGTGCAGATGAAGGTGGACTACGAGTGTCTGATACCAGGAACGAAACTCTATCACTGGTTCAGTCTGGAATGGGCCGATGATATTGAGAGGTCATGCTTTGGAAGGTTGATAGAGCTCTTCAGGTCAGCTCCGTTTATTGGGGGGAAGGGAAGCACAGGCAATGGCGAGGTAGTGTTTGAGTATCAGCCAGGGGTGCCATCTGCTCAGCAATATCTGGAATTTGTGCTTACAAAGCGTGATGAGATTGTTGAATTAATCAGGGAACTGGAGGGGATATTGTGAAGATCGGAGAGGAACTGAATTACTTTCTTGACAGGCTACTCTTAGGTGTGATGAAGCACAAAAAGAACATGCACTACGAGCCTCTAAAGATAACATTTTACCTTGCTGCTCCTGTGTCGCTTACTCACCCATGGCTTCACTTTGACAGCCTTGTCGGACACCTGATGCTCATGAATGCTCTTGGAGAGGATTACTTTCTGCTGCCAAGGAAGTTTCCACTGAGCAGGCTTCTTAAAGGGGTGGACCTGCCACCTTTTCCCATCAAGGAAACTGCTGAGGTGTATCATGCATCGGTATCAATATTTGATACAGAGAGGATGGCTCTTGAGGTGATGTATAAGAAATTTGAGGAACGCTGGGCAGGCGGCAGAAAGAAGATATCAAAGGCAAGTGGATGGTTCAAAGACTATGCAATGCAGCACATATACATACCAAGTCGTACGGTGACTTTCTATGTATGCGCTGACAGAGAGAGCATGCAGAGGATATGCTCAATTCTGACAGGTCTTGGTGACAACACCCGCATTGGCTGGGGGCGTGTGAGGAGTTTTGAGATAGTAGAGACAGAGGAAGACTACTCGCTCGTAAAAGAAGGCAAAGCAATGAGGCCAATTCCTATGCACATTGTTAAGAGTTGCCGTGAGGTCGTCTCTCTTGCCTGGAGGCCACCGTACTGGGCACCTGAAAATGTAGGACCATGTTGTCCACCGTTTGTGGAGGTAATGCTGAAAGATGGATTCAAAGTGGCGTGAGACTTTCCTGCTACACAGCAGGACAGATGAGTTCAGGGCAAAAGTAAAGGAGGCGGAGGGCATCGTTGCTGATGCACTCAACAGATACAGAAAGCCATATGTGGCTTTTTCAGGGGGGAAGGATAGCACTGTCATGTTACATATTGTCTTGAAGCATCAGCCTGATATTATGGTGCATCACTGGGATTATGGGATATACATGCCACGGCAGTTTGAGAAAGAGGTGAGAGAGAATGCCAAGAGGTTGGGAGTTAGAAATCTCAGAATTGAATCATCTGAATTGTATTATCAGGATCATAAAGGACCTATATGGTACAAGGAGTTCTTTGGCAGAGTGCTTCCTGAATATGTCTGTGAAGGGTATGATGTAGTTTTTGTGGGGTTACGAAAAGAGGAAAGCATCAAACGGAGGATGAGAATATCAAAAAACAAATCTCTGTCAAAAATAAAAGAAATTTGGCCTTTATCATCATGGACATGGATGGATGTCTGGGGGTATATTATCTCACTGGAGTTGCCATATCTATCTGTGTATAATGTTTATGGGCCTGTAGTTGGCTGGGACAGGGTGAGGTTTTCTACATTCTTTGACCCTGAGTTTGAAAAACTTGGATGCCCGAACCTTGACGGGGTTCTTTTATGGAGGCACAGAAATGTCAACAAAAAAGTATCTCAATAAATCTGTCTACGATGCTGCAATTGAACGAATAAATTTTATATTCGATGAATTTAAAGAGGTTTATGTCTCTTTCAGTGGAGGGAAGGACTCCGGGCTATTGCTTAACCTGGTGATTGATGTGGCAAGAGAGAGAGGAAGGCTGCCTGTACATACCCTGATAGTGGATTTGGAGGCACAGTATCAGAGAACAATTGAGTTCATTGAAAGGATGGTGAACAGGCCCGAAATAAAGGCTTATTGGGTTTGCTTGCCAATCCATCTCAGGAATGCCGTAAGCCAGATACAACCCCATTGGCTATGCTGGGACCCTGGAAGGAAAGATGCCTGGGTCAGGGAGGTGCCCGAGCATCCGTCTGTAATCAGCGATGAAGAATTCTTTCCTTTTTTCAGGAGAGGAATGGAATTTGAGGAGTTTGTGCCTGAATTTGGGGAATGGTTTTCAGAGGGTAGAGACACAGCCTGCCTGGTGGCCATCAGGGCAGATGAATCCCTGAACCGCTTCCGGACGATCAGGAACGAGCGGAAGGAGACAAGAAAGGGGCAGATGTGGACTACAAGGATTACCCCGCATGTCTGGAACTGCTATCCCATCTACGACTGGAGGACAGAAGATATCTGGATTGCCAACGGTCGTAATAAATATGATTACAATCGTATCTATGACCTCATGCATCTTGCAGGGCTCAGTATCCACCAGATGAGGCTCTGCCAGCCCTACGGGGATGACCAGAGGAAAGGGCTCTGGCTATTCAAGATACTTGAGCCTGAATCCTGGGGAAGGGTTGTCCAGAGGGTTGAGGGTGCAAATTTCGGCAATCGTTACAGCAGGGGGCAGAGTTATGTGATGGGTAACTTCAAAGTGATGCTGCCACCGGGGCATACATACAGGAGTTATGCCAAGTTCCTGCTCGGCACCATGCCGCCTTACCTGGCAGAGCATTACAGAAAGAAGATATTCAAGTTCCTGCAGTGGTGGCGTAAGAACGGCAGGAAGCATGGCTATACGAGTATCCCTGATGCTGCAGATCCGAAACTTGAGGCGGCACGCAAGGCACCATCGTGGAGGAGGATCTGCAAGGTACTACTGAAGAATGATTACTGGTGCAAGGGGCTTTCCTTCAGCCAGACCAAGCGTGAGATGGAGCGTCAACTGGCACTCATAGCAAAATACATGGAGGTGAATGATGAGTGACATCAGAGAAATAATAGAAGGTATAAAAGATCTTATAGGAAGGGTATCAGATGCAACTTTTGAGGAAAAGGTGGAAGTGTTTAATCGGGTCGGCGACATGCTGGCTGACCTGGTCGATCTTCCCCACCCTGCCACGAGAATGAAACTTGTTCGGGTTGATAGCGTGATTGGTAATGACTATAACCCTAACCGTGTGGCTCCGCCTGAGATGAAACTTCTTGAGTTTTCAATCCGCAAGGATGGTGTTACCATGCCTGTTGTGGTGGCAAATGACGATGAGACTGGCTGCCATGTGGTTGTCGATGGTTTTCACCGGACAACGATTGTAAAGCAATGTCCAGATATAAAAGACTCCCTCAAGGGATACCTGCCGGTGGTGCCTCTCAATAAAAGCATTGAGGATAGAATAACTGCCACTGTCAGGCATAATATTGCCCGTGGTACACACCAGGTGGAACTCACGGCCAAACTGGTAACTGCCCTCAAAAAGCATCACTGGACAAATGAGCGTATAGGGCAGGAATTAGGCATGGACCCTGATGAGGTACTGAGGCTTAAGCAGATCACCGGCCTTGCAGAGGCATTTGCAGATAAGGAGTTTAGCAGGGCTTGGGAATGAGAAATAATTATAAGTCTATAAAAATATGTTGAAAGTGATTTTATGAACACAATTGCCCGGTTGCTAAATGTAAAATTACATTCCAGATAGTGCCGATGGATAAGGAGGATGATATAAAGGTCAACTACTGTAAACACTGTGATACATTGTTTATTAAAAAGTGACATCTTCTGACACGAAACTATAGACCTCCAGGGGTCTCTGTGATATCATTCTCATAGAGGCACGGGGGCGCCACTGAGGCCGTAACAGACATATAGCCCCATAAAGATGCCCGGTGTGGTCATCAAGACCGCACCGGGCTTTTTTGTTTTTAAGGAGGTCAGCGCTGGCAGATAACGGACGGCATGAGTATAATGAGGAGGAACTCCCCTTAGAGGATCTCCTCAAAAGGCTGAAGGACAACCTGGAAAAGAAAATTTCCAGTGGTGAGACTACCGGTCTTGCCTTGGAACTGGAGCGCATACATGCACTTGAGCGCCGTTTGAAGCTTGAGAAGGCCCTGCAGTCTGAAACCGATCGGGTCACTTCTGAAGACCCCGAAACAGACCCAACCCTTGAACGCCTCAAGGTAAAACGCCGCAAATACACCCTTACTGAGGCAGCCCTCCGGGCACGACAGGAAAACGCCCAGAAATCCACTGGCCCCCGTACCCCCGAGGGTAAGGCTGTTAGCGCCCGCAATGCTTGGAAGCACGGCAAGTATGCCCGCTCCTTCATCATGCGTTACATGAGGCCCTGCAAGTCCACCTGTCCGCAATACCCTTGCGAGATAGTTGAAGAGGGCAGGACTGCTCCTGGCGGTGAGTGTCTTGAGAAGGAGCATGTGATAGAGGCATTCAATGCAATCTTGAAGGCTGCTCTGAATCAGCAGTTTGATGAGTTCAACGCAATCGCTGCTCTGGAGATTGCAAAGATGATAGAGGTTGTCAGAAAACTCCAGGAGGCGGTGCTTGAAGACGGTGTTGTGGTCTATTCAGAGAAGGTGGACAAGGACGGCAATGTGATCGGCAAGGAACTCAAGCCCCACCCTGCCCTGCTGGCGCTTCCGAAACTGATTGCAGACCTTGGGCTCACGCCTCAGGAGATGATGATCACACCAAGACAACTCGCCCGGGCAGGCAGGGAGGAGGAGGGTTTCCGCAGTCTTGCAGACCTGATGAGTGCAGTAAGCAAAAACCTGAAAGGACGCAACAAAGATGATAGCAACACTAACTGACATGGAACCTCTCAGGCTAACAGACCTTCGTAAGGGAATCGTAATTCCCGAGGAGGACTTTGAGAGGTTTCTCATGAGGTTTGACTGGACCTGGCACCAGATAAGCCGTGGAGAGTTCCCTCCGCCCTTTCAGAGTCTTGATGAGTTTCAGCTTGCCTGTATCTGTGCAGATTCCGTGCTCTGGGTTACTGCATTCTTAAGGGAGCCTGAGGATCCTGATCATAAAGATCCGTACAATCTCTGGGATTATCAGAAAGAGTCCCTGAGGTACCCCGGTCATACAATACATAAATGTGGTTCTGAGGTGGGCAAGACCAGGGAGATTGTTGCCTATGGCCTCTGGAAGGCATACACCACTCAGAACGGCTCCGGTCTGGTCGGTGCCCCGCAGCAGACTCATCTTGACGAGATCATTGAGGCAATGTATGACCAGATGCTCTGGAATCCTGACCTCAAAAGTGCACTTGTGAGATGGAAAAAACATCCACACCATGCCTTCTATTTCTCAAACAGGTTCAAGATAGACTTCAGGCCCTCCGGGCATGATGGAGAAGCTTACAGGGGAGTTCATGCAAGGACCTTTGCAATCAAGGACGAGGCTGTGAAGGACAAGAACAAGAAACAATGGTCAGAGTTCTGGCGTGCAATAAAGCCGGGATGTGTTGCAAAGATATACTCTGTGCCTGACGGAGACCGTTCCTGCGAGTTCTACAAACTGGCACAGAGGGCAAAGAGCACCAAAAAAGAGGAGGAGGTGCAGATTGAATCATTCAGGGATGTTTCACGCCATGTCAAAAATATTAAGTTCAAACTTTTCCACTGGCCGAAAACACTTATGCCGTATCCGTACTGGAGCGAGGAGCGCAAACGGTTCTTTATCGAGCAGTACGGTGGAGAGGATTCTCCGGAGTACAGGCACAATGTCCTCGGAGAGGACGGCGATCCAGAGAATACTGTCTTCCCGTGGCATCAGTTCAAGCTCTGCATAAAGGATATTCCTGAATACAGGGGGCTTAAGGTGCTTGTGGATTCCTCGCACGGAGAGGTCAGAGTTACTGGCTACAAATGCGAGTATATGGCAGGAGATGACGGCCCGGTGCCAAGGCAGATTATCCTGATGGACACCGTGTTCAGTGCTTCAGGATTCTTTGAACTTGATGAAAATGGTGAGTCGGAGTTCAAGAGATTTATCAGAAACTTCTTTATCAGTGTGCCCGGATACAAGCGTGGTGGTGGCGACTTCGGATTCAGCAATGATCCAACGGAGATAATCGTCAAACTTATACTTGGCAGGAGGGAGCGCACGATTGCACGGCTACAACTCAAGCATGTCACATACGACCAGCAATGCCAGGCTCTTGACGCAATAGATGACATCTACGGGCCTGATATCATCTGGGGCACTGACTTCGGCAATGCAGGCTCTGCCGTGGCTCATGACCTTCAGGGCCTTCAGATATACGAACACAAGGGGTATGACGAAAGGCTCAGGGGATTCATGTTTGAGTCCACGACTGAGAATGTTAATGAAGATGGTGAGCCGATCATTGATTCCAAGACTGGCAAGCCTGCGAAGATCACGCTGAAGGAACTGGCGACGGACATCCTTGTCAAGAAGATGCAGCGCCAGGAGTTGGAGTATCCCCCTGACCCGGACTTCGCTTTCTTCTATCCGAATCATACCTGTCGTCAGGGCAGCAAGCACAGAATATTCAAGAAAGAGGATGACCATCTGATTGACGCAGACAGGGTTCAGGAACTTGCCCATCTGCTCTATGACCCTGTTGAGGATATCTTTTCAGTGGGGGCAGGGTATTGAGGATATTCGGTTTTGAGATAAAGAAGGCAGCGCCACAGGCAAGTTTCCGGTCTCAGTTGAGGCCCTCTGATGGGCAGGGCCCATACACGAGTTTCTTTCAGAAATGGGTTCCCCGCAAGGTGGAAACTGAGTTTTACGAGGTGCTCCGTGAGGCTATACCCATCATAGACGCTGCGATCTGGAAACTTGTTGCCCTTGACGGGCATCTTGTCGTGAAGGGAAGGAACGAGGCACTCGTTGAGGAGATAAAGGACTGGATGGAGAATGTCCAGGTTAATGACCTCCAGAAGGGCCTTCAGGCATTTCATCAGAACATGACAAACGAGGCTTTTGAGCAGGGCTTTGGCCTTGGTGAGTTCATCACTGACAGACAGCGTACCGATATTGTCCAGTTGAAGGTTGCTGATTCAAAGACAATCAAGTTCGCCAGGGAGGATGGCGGCATCGGGATATACCAGAAGACCGACGGAGATAAGGACTGGAGGCCTCTGAAGCCTGATAATCTGCTCTATTTCTCAGTGGACAATGAGAACCAGAACCCCTATGGCACATCGATCATGCGGTCAATGGAGTTTGTTTCCAAGATCCTGGCAACCATGCACAACTCTCTACTGAACGTCTGGGAGCGGTTCGGAGACCCCTCATTCAGGATCACCTACAAGGCAGGCAAGCGCACCCTGGGGGCTGATACGCTTGAGGAGCGGCGCAAGAAGATAGCTGACGAGTTTGATACAGCAGTCAGAAAGAAGCGGGAGGGGCAGTCGATGGACTTTGTCTCTGTGATAGACAAGGACTCTGACTTTGAGATATCTGTTATAGGTGCAGACGGGCAGGTGCTTGAGCTTGAGGTCCCGGCAAGGCATGTGGTGGAGCAGATCGTGGCAAAGACAGGGCTCCCGCCCTGGATGCTCGGGCTCCACTGGTCAACAACTGAAAGGATGGCAGACAAAGAAGTGACGATGCTTCTGCAGGATGTGGCCACAAGGCAGGCCGCCAAACTGCCTTTTTTTGAGCGGTTGATCAGGACCCTGCTCCTCCTGAGGGGCAGGACATGGAAAAAAGGCGACTGGTGGATAGAGTTCCAGACCGCCAATCTGCACGATATTGAAAAGCAGGCACGGGCAAGGTTCCTCAATGCCCAGGCTGATATGTATTACCTGCAGGCAGGGATACCGATGGAGGAGATACCACGAAAACAGGCAAGAGGCAATGGGCAAAAGGCAAAGGGAGAAGACCCTCACTCCAACCCTCTCCCAGAGGGAGAGGGAGGTAAAGGACATCATTGCCACGCCTGTGGAGGGAAGGAGCTTCAGAGGCCCTTTCGGTGGCCTGAACTGGACAAGGCGGAAGAGGACTACGAGAAGGAACTCAAAGACGACTGGGCAGAACTCAGGGACAGGGTGATGATGATACTTGGGTTTTCTGAGGAGGTCTCGTTGGGGAAGCAGGAGATCCCCTCTGAAGAGGCTTTTGTTTACACGGAAGAACAGCGGGCCGCAATCATGAAGGCATTGAAAGACTGGGTGGACGGCTACGATCCGTCCAAGTATGAGGATTCGGCAGTCAAGTATTATTATGACCTGTCCTACTCACTCGGGCTGATCCAGGCGGCAGTAATGCTTGGATCAGAACAGCCGGTGCTCAATATCATCAAGAATAATGAGATACTGCAGGAACTTTATGAGACCGGGTTTGAGCTGGTAAAGAACAGAGGAACCCTGCATATTCTTGACAGAATCCTGCCTGAACTTGATGCAATGGTGATAGCAGGGACAAATCCGAAAGTCGTGGCAGACAGGCTGAAACAGTTGTTCGGCAATGCAAACTCCGACTGGGAGCGCCTCGCCAGGTCTGAACTTGCAATGGCTGCTGAAAGGGCAAAACTTGAGGAATGGGGGGCGCGGGAATTGGAGATGGTGGAGTTCACTCCGGCACCCGATGCCTGCCCGATCTGTATGGCCCTGGCAGGAGATTATCCCATAGAGGAGACTCCCCTGCCTGTGCGTGACACGCACCCACGTTGCAGGTGCTCGACCCGTCCTGCAGAATCAGAAGTCACAGGAGGAGATTGATGACAGAAGAGGCAAGGTGCGATTTCTATGACAGATGCCAGGAGGAACGCGTAGATTCAGCAAAATTCAAGGCAAAGGTCCTGGAGAAACTCTCGAACATTGAACGGTCGATCGAGGAGATCAAGGCGGATGGCAAAGGCGATATAGACAATATCTGGGGCGCAATAGGCTCCATCAGGGATGACATCAAGAAGATCAAGGACGATATGTTCGTAGACATAAAAAACCTGTACTGGCGGATCGGGCTGCTCTCCGGCGGCGTATCACTGACAACATCACTGGTAGTCTCGGTAGTGGTGGCATTGATCATGCTGAAAAAGGGAGGCGGATAATATGGCATCCCGTGATATTAAATTACTCGTCCCGGAACTCCAGGTGATCTTCCACGAGTTCGACTACCAGATGAAGCGGAAGGGTATACCCTATATCATCACCTGCACGGCCCGGTCGATCCTTGAGCAGATGGCCCTCTACGTTCAGGGGCGGCTCCCGGCCGGCGAGGTCATCAAGTTCCGGGAAGTGGCAGGCATGAGGACTGATGTGCCCCTTGCGAGCCTGACACGGAAGGTGACATGGACGCTGAACTCCAGGCATGTCACGAATATGTTTGACGAGGACCTGGACAATGACCTTGCCAGGGCATTTGATATTGCGATCATCAAGCGAGAGGGCGACAGGCAGATAGCACTCTGGAACCTCAAGGCGGACGTGAATGACAACGACATACCTGATTATGAGGAGGCGGGCAGTATTGGCGAGAGCGTGGGACTGGTGTGGGGCGGCAGGTGGAAAAACAGGGATCTCTGTCATTTTCAGTTGCCATGAACAGGGCATTTAAGAGGGTTGACATTGACAGATTCGTGAAGTGGGCTTTCGGGATGATAGACAGGGGTGATTGTGCGAAGATCAGATGCAAGGTGTATCTGAGTATGAAAGGGCCGGCTATAACGAGAGAAGAATGTATAGCATGTTTCAATGGGAATGGACCGCCTGAGAGAGATAGAGAAGGAAATTTCCGGTGAGCGGAAAATTACCTTTGTGGTTAAAATTCCGCT